ACTTATAAAGATTTTTTGAGAAGTCCCACTGATTCAACTTATAAAGATCTTTGATAGAAATTCCGCTATCTTTTGAAGATATGCTGAATTTATATATGTAGACGCCTGTAGAATTCTTTCTGAGAACACATTACGATTATTTAATATAATTCTGTATCTCTGATTATAAGACGTGACTATGGGTAAAATAAAAGGCCTATTAGAAGGCCTTAGAATAAACTTTATATCATATCTGTATAAATTCTAATTACTCGTCAGAATTATCTTCAGATGTTAAATTATCATCACTATCATGTGTTTTTGAATAACTATTCATAATCATATTAGCAATATCAGATTCCTTACTATAGCGACTTTCTACATTTTTATTCTGTAGAGAAGCAGATAATTTAATATCGCCTTTTTGTGCTGAAATGTCAATGACTTTATTTCCAAGATTTAGTTTTTCTATTGATCTAACTATTACAAATATTCCAACTAGAATAAGACCGCCCATTAAGACAATATTTCTAGAAGATTCATTTAAGTGAGAAAAGTCTAAAACACATCCCAGTGCCATTATTAGTGCGATAGCCACTAACGTATATCGCAGACTAATATATTGACGGAATCGTATTGATCCGTCAAGTAGTGGGATTATGACTAACAATAAAACACACACTGCAATCAAAATGATTGCTGCAATTTCTGGAGTTAACATAATAAACGTGTACCTCTTAATATAGTTAATAATCTATTATATAGAAATGTATATAATATCTATTATTTAGATATATTTTAGTGTGTATTACAACTAATTACTAATGAGGTTATAAAATGATTAAAAATAAACGTTTTTCTCGTAAAATGAAAAATGAGTCATGTGATGATCCACGTGAGTTACTACTTTCACTAGTGGATCTTGGTTCTATTGACACAGATGAAATGCTACTTGCTTGTGTTTCAGAAATGTCAGATGCAGAATGTAAACGCGTTTTAAATTCATTGAGTCTTCCTTCAAATTCTGAAGAAGTAGAAGATGAGTGGAATGACTCTGAAGAAGTAGAAGATGCAGATGTTGAGCCTTCAAATGATCTTGTTTTAGATGATGAAGAAGAGTCTAGCGAAGAGCCTGATGAAGAATCTGAAGATGAAGATCAGGTTGCAGAAGTTGAATCTCGTATACGTCGTCTTGAACGTATTGCTAATAAGTGTGAAAATAGACGACGGTGTTTTAGAAATAAAGCTATCCGTTATAGTCGTTATTGATAAAATTTATTTACATAATAAAAACTTTATTCACGAGGTAGTAAGAAATGATTAACACAAAAATGTTAGAAAATAGAATCGCAAGACTAGAAAAACTACTAAAAAATGAAGCTGGACGTCGGCGAAGTAAAGTTCCAGAATTTGAAGCAACACTTGATGTTGCAGCTGCGCGTGAAGCAGCTGATATTATTGCTAATAAATTTGCTGAAATAATCGGAGCGACTGTTACCCCAGTTAAAACTAGAGATATTATTAATAGCCCAGTGTATGGTTGGTTAACAGTAGATGATGTGGATGATATCAGGGATGATAAAGATGCTAGATTTGCATTTCATTATAGAGTAGGCGGTAATCGCCAATATTCTGGTTATGGTGTTGAAGTGTACCCATCAGAGAACGCCGTTAATTTAATTACTGACGGTGGGCATTCAGTTATGCCTGACGGCTCTACAGTAGAATTTGATGGTGATTTAGTGTATTTCCCACTATCTAAATGGAAAGATTTTAGTATGTCAATGATTCACGATGAAGATTTTGAATCTGTAAAACGTTCAAGAAAACGCGCAGCGCGTAAGTTTGAAAGTTTTGAATCTGATCATAGTGCAGATGTCGCTCGTGATGTAGCTAAGTCAATGGCTAAAATCTTTTCACAGATGATAGGTGCTAGATTAACACCAAGCGATACTACAGATATTGTTGATAGCCCAACATACGGTTGGTCACGTGATGTAGAAATGGATGACTTTGACGCGCGATATACATTTACGTATGATGTAGAAGGTTATCCTGGAGTTAGTGTTTATTTTCGCCCAACCGATAATACAGTTTGTGTGTGGAAGTCATTAACAAACGGAAGTAATTGCGAAGGCGCAGTTGATCCTAAAACTGGCATGTGTGAATGGAGTGATGAACTTTCTGAATGCTCATATCCACTTGCTGCATGGCGTAACTTTGATTTAGAAATGATTCACGATGAAGATTTTGAATCTGTAAAACGTAATAGAAAACGTATTGTTTAACGCTAGATAAAACATAAAGCCCATCATATGATGGGCTTATTTTTGTTATGGATTATAGCATATGATTAAAAGAACATTAGAACAACGTATTGCAAGACTAGAGAGATTGTTAAAAAATGAAGCTGCGTCTGTAGATGGCGCTACTCTTATTTACAATGATAATATTTGGGACGTTTATAGAATTACTTCATATAGCGCGGCTGTATTTCTAGGTCGTGGTACAGAGTGGGGTATATCTGGTAAATGGGACGATGATAGTTACCAAGCAAATCGCGTTGAAGATGGTGAAGAGTACTACAATAAATTAGCAAGAAAGCTTGATGGCGGATTTTACTTTTATATTAAAAAGGGCAGCAAAATAAAATACTGTCTAGCACGTAAGCCAAACGGCACAGCCGCATGGATTATAGATGATGAGAACGATGATATAAAGCCAAAAGATATTTTAATAGATGAACCTGATTTCCCATCTATTGAAGGAGTGTTTGTTCCAAAAGCACCACGTAAGAAAGCTCAGACTGCTGCATCTTTTATCAAAGCTATTGCAGATGGTGACGCTAGTAAGGTATCTAAATTACTTTCTCAAGGAGCTGATCCGAATGAGCCAGATCGGTATGGAGCATATCCATTAATCACAGCCATTTATAACGGGCATTATGAAATTGCAAAAATGCTATTAGAAGCTGGAGCTGATCCAAACCATCCAATAGCTGGTAAGAGAGCAATGTCACAGGCAGTTGGTGAATTAAAAATGCGTAAAGATGGCAGATTTGTAGATCTACTTGTTGAATACGGTTCCACACAACCGCAGGTTTGGTAGTGTAGTTAATTTAGTTATTTAGATGTAATCCCTAATGTATATACATTAGGGATTTGTTTTAATTATTATGATTGAAGATAGAATATAATAGATTAAGAGCAGCGATGGAGCTTAAAAATGAAAGTAATTCAGCAGTCGTATGAGATTTTAACAGATTTATCTGATCCAATTAAAATTCTTAAAGATATTGAACGTGCAGGTAGAACGTGCTATAAGTCAGAGAATAATATAACAGATGATTCATGTATTAAGTTTTGTAAAATGTTATGTGAGCGTGGTCATGAAGCAATGATTGAACACTCTCAATTATCTGTTAAATTTATTGTTAATCGTGCAATAGCAAATGAGATTGTAAGACATAGATTATTTTCATTTGCACAAGAATCTACGAGGTACGTGAACTATTCAAAAGATAAGTTTGGTAGTGAAATTAAAGTAATAGAGCCAGAAGATCTTTTACCTAGCAATAGTTCTGTATATCAGTTTTGGTATGATTCATGTAGAAATGCAGAAGATGCTTATATGGCTTTGTTATATGAGAATGTAAAACCAGAGATTGCCAGAGATGTTCTTCCATTATCGACTGCAACTGAAATTGTAGTTACTGGTAATATTAGAGAGTGGCGGCACTTTTTCAGATTAAGATGCGATATCAAAGCTCACCCACAGATGGTTGCTATTTCTCGTAAATTACTTGATGATTTAAAATCAAAGATTCCAGTTTTATTTGACGATATTGTATGCAGCTGAAGTTGATTTTGTGAAAAATTTAGAATTTTTCTATTTACATCTTAATTCATCTATGATAGAATGTGTTTTACAAAATGAAGGAAATGGTTCCCTTCATTAATAACTCCATTTATTAAAGGATGTATATGTCAAAGATAATTTGGACTGTTGTGAACAAAAGTAATCCTGATTGGAAACGTGAGTATAGAGTGTTTTCAGATGAGAACTCTATAAAGTTCTTTGAGTCGTACTTTTTAGGTCCAGAAAGCGGACCTGTAGAAGTAACAGAAAGCATGATGCGTGACTTTTTAAGATATATTCATAAGCATGAAGATTATTTCTTTGACGAAGATGAATACGATGACATGGAATCATTTGCATTTGCAGCGTTACATTCACTTAAATGGCATTCATGGAATCTTTATGTAAGTTATGAAAATTAGAAATTTTTATTTACATTTGAATTCGTTTATGATATAATTGTCATTACAAAATGAACATGAGCTGTAATCATGTTCATTTCAAATTTTCATTGGTATAGGAGGAATTTTATATGGGATATATTGATGATTACAATGCACGTCACGGGAAGTGTGAGTATTGCGAATACTATAATAATTATACAGGTGATAAAAGATGTGAAGAATGTTATGGTACAGAATTTAAAGATTCAGTTGATCTTTTATCATTTATCCGTGCAAAAGTAACGAAAGATGCTACAAATAAATTTAATGAGTCAGAAGAAGGTAAGCGTCTATATAGCATGATGGAACAACATAGACAAACGTATAATCAGTGTAAAGATTCATATAATCAAGCACGTAATAAATTCGTAGACGAAGCTATTAAACAGTTTGAAGACAAACTTAACTTATTATAATAAAGGATCATTAGTATGATAAAAGAATTTACATATACTTCTCACAATGAGACGAAGAATCGTAAAGTGTTTGTTATTAAAGAAAACGATCATTACATTGCTGGAATAGATTTGAATCTTCTATCTAAAGAAGATTCTGATTTTATTATGAATAACTATAAGGATGTAGTTCCTACAAATGATTTTAAATCAAAGATTGAGCTCGAGAATTTCAATCCTGCATGGAATAAAGCTTATCGTCAATTTTCAAAGAACAAGATCGATTAATTAAGGTACTTATTTTGTTTGTTAGACTACTTTTATTTGTTACAATTTTACTATTTCCACTGTCTGTTTTCGCTGATTCAAAGTTAGAGAATTGCCTTCAGTTTAAAGATGAGATTGAAAGTATTCTTATTAGTGAGAATGTGTCTACTGATTATTTTTATTTAGCAGTCTGTGAGAGTGGATGCAAGATAAAAGAATCACATAAGGGCGCTAGAGGATTCTTTCAAGTTATGCCTAGAACTTTTTCTATCTATAAAGATGAAGCTTGTACAGATATAGACGATATTAGATGCAACACGATAGCAGCTTCACGCTATATCAAACATTTACAGGAAAGATTTAAAGATCTTCCTACAATAATTAAAGCTTATAATAGAGGCGGGACAAATTTAATTAGAAAAGGAAGTACTTCTGAGGCTGATAACTTATCGAGATGTGTTACTCAATATATAAGGAACAAAGACAATAGTTGATGATAGTTCAGTAAAACGTTGTATTGAGTCTTCAGAAAAACTATTACACAAAAGATGTAATCGATTAAGAGATGTTATCTTTCTCAATGATTATGATCCGATGGCTGTTATAAGTATTGCAAATGATATAAAACTTGTATCAGAAATAATTGCTACTCAGGAAAATAAGCTTATTAACCCATAATTAGAGGTGTAAATATGAAATCGCTGATATTTTTAATTGTATTATTTGCAGTTCTATTGCAGGGTTGCATATTTGTAGATGATGATTGTTATTACGAAACACGATGCGAATATTCATGCGATAGATACGGTTACAACTGTTTTGAAGAATATTGTTGGGATGAGTTAATCTGTAGAAATTAGCTACAGTAAGGTATAAACTTATGAATGATAAATATTTAGAAGCGAGAGTCGCTAGGTTAGAGAAATTACTAAGCGTTAAGAATGAAGAAAAACAAGTAGGTATTCTCTATCATGTCTGTACTCTTAATGATTATTTGAAATATATTCTTCCTAACGATATTTTATCTTCATCTGGTAAATACGATAATTATTTATATGGCAGTAATGATTATGTATCGTTTACACGCGATAAACGTTTTGTAGTTTCAACCGAGAAAGTAGATACTGCTAATATTTTAGTTAGATTAGTTGTCGATGGTGATAAATTATCAGAGCGTTATAGAATTGGTCCGTATAATGACTTTGCTTATAATATAGCAAGCGGTGAACTTGACCCATCTAATGATGAGGCCAGATTACGCGAAAAAGAAGAGGTTGTAAAAGGCCCAATTAAGAATATTTCTAAATATATAATAGAAATTGACTTTGATTTAAATAAAATTAATAAAGATGTAGTTATTGCATTAAAAGATGCTCTTGAAAATTATGGTAGCAAGCTTACTAATATAACTTATAATCATTTCATCTCATATAATAATCCATCATATTCAAGATTACTAAAAGAATCTGGCGTTAGAAAAAGAATGTCATTAGCAGAAGCGGTCCCTCTCTTTGAAAATGCTGTAGATAATGATGTTGAGCCTTTATTGTTTAGTAACAATATAAATCTTGTAAGAAAGGCTATTGAATTAAACGCTGATTTAAATAATCGCTACACACGTGGTTACCCAATTGCATTTTACTCAGCTAAACAAGATGGCAGCAAAATACTAGAGCTTTTATTAAGAAGTGGTGCGGACATAAATATAGCTAATAACCATAAATGGTCTGCTCCACTTAATATAGCTGCTGCACGAGGCAATATTGATAGCATCAAAATATTAGTAGATTATGGCGCTGATGTAAATGCTCCTGAAAAAGGCAGTGAATGGACTCCTTTAATGAGTGCAGCATACAATGGTAAAACAAACGTAGTTGAATACTTTATCTCAAAAGGTGCAGACGTTAATTATACAGATAATCGTCATAACAATGCACTTTCATTAGCACATAAACCAGAAATACAGAATATGTTAAAAGCTGCAGGTGCTAAGGTAAAAATTTGGTACGTAGAAGATGATGCTTTATAAATAATATATCAAATAATTACTAAACCTCCACCGCCTTAAAGTTATGGCGTATACGTGGAGGTATTTTTATATATATGGAGGTGATTATGTTAGAATTTAAAAGTAAAGCTTTAACTATCGTTGTGAATTTCTTTTTATTGTTATGGCAACTTCCACAAGTACTTTTACCAGGTTTAATTTGTTTAGCTATATTTCATAATTGTAAATTATACAGAAATGAAGAAGCTAAGATCACTGTGCTTCGTGTTAGCAAGGGTAATCTATTAGGTAATGCTTGCTTTTCATCTGGCCCTATTATATTTGTAACAGACAACTGCGACGAGAACACACTTCGCCATGAAACAGGCCATTCTGTACAGTCTTTAATGTTTGGTCCATTATTTCATATAGTTGTAAGTATCCCAAGTATAATTCGTTTCTGGTACAGACGAATAAAGAAATTACCATCTTCTTGGTACTACAAGGATTGGCCTGAGGGCGGTTGTAAAGTTAGCGCAGAAGAATTAGGTCACACTAATAGGTCGAAACAGATTTAGGTAGTAAATACATTGCACAGAAAGTTAAATATCAAACTAATAATTATTAATTAAATTGTATTAACTTTCTGTGAGGCTTATATGAACTATACTGAATGGAAACAGCTTAGGAAACTAGGTAGAAAATTTATAGACTGGACTTATTACAATAAATCTCATAAATTAATGAGGCAGTTTAATAAAAGTAATAATATAAATAAAACAATTATTCATCATTTGCGAGATACTGAAGAACAAAGAAGATATAATGATGAACATTATGAATTATGGGGTCACAATCTTGACGGCTCATTTGAGTATGGAAAATATGTAATATTCGTTACAAAAGAAGAGCATACTGAGATTCATAAATGTTCAGAAGAAACTAGACAGAAGATAAGTAATAGTAATAAAGGTAGAAAACTATCTGACGAAACAAGAAAGAAGATTAGTATAGCTAATAAAGGTCGACCTTGCCCAGAGAGTACAAAAGAAAAGTTTAGACAGATGTATAAAGGAAGAAAGTTGCATCCAAGGTCAGAAGAAACACGTTATAAAATATCTTTAGCTAATAAAGGTAAGAAAAGATCACAAGAATTTAAGGATCATTTAAAAGAAATAAACAGCGGCAAGGGTAACCCTATGTATGGTAAATCACCGTCAAACAAGGGTAAGCCGATGTCTGAAGAACAGAAAAAGAAGATTGGTGATGCTAATCGTGGCAGAAAGATGCCACCAGTTTCCGCCGAAACAAGAAAGAAGATGAGTAGTGCGCTTCGTGGCAGAATTATTACTGATATTCACCGTATGAGAATTTCACAAAGTAGACTTAATTCTAATAAAGCAAAGGCTGCTGTTAGTAATACAAGAAAATGTAAAGATCATTATGACACCTTTATTAAACAAAACGGTATTGATATTTCGTGGAATCAGTTTCAAAAGCTATTCACAAATAACTATCATTTATTAAAGACAGTATTGACATTAATAATATGTGTAAATAATGATTAAACTCTGATTATCTCAATAGTATATTTATATTAAATAATTAATCAAGCATATTGGAGGTGAGTATGAGTCATTCGCAAGATAATAAAAATGAATATCTGAAATATGATAAGAAATCTGCAGTTCAGTATAATAAGAATCTCCAATATTCAAATAAAGAGTGGAGATTAATTCAACATACACTTAATAAAGTTGTAGATCTAGACTCTAAATTAGAGACAGATGGAAAACCAGGCCCACTAACAACAGATGCCGTGTATTCATTTCAGAAGCAAAAGAAAATGAAACTTCTTGATGGTAAATTAGGACCTACAACTTCAAAAGTACTCGGTGTCAATGAAAGTAAAAAGCCTGAAGATAAACTTAATGAGAAAGAAGTTACACCGAAAGGTGGCAAAGTGTCAATCCCGAGTGGCTCTAAGATTATGAGTAAATCTTATACGCCAAATTTAGAGTTACTAAATAATCATTCTAAACAAGAAGGTTATAATGTAAAGAATGTAGATCAGTCAGCGAAATATGTAGCAAAATATTGTACAGGTGGAAGTTCACAACATCAATGTACACGAGGTACTTCATTATTTCTACAACTTGCTTCTTATGCAAGAGGTGAAGCTAATAAAACGTATAAATCATCTTGTGCTGCAAATTTATTTGGAAGCGCTAATTCGTTGACAAAGTACAATATCTCTAGTTCAGTTGCAAATGAGTATAAAATTAAATCAGCTGATAATAGATCAGGTAAGTATTCAATGAATAAGTTTATTTCAAATTCATTGAAAGGCAATGGCGATTTTGTAACATTTAAATATGCTAAATCGCAGCATATCGTATTTTACGCAAGTGGCGGATGGTATAGTGATTTTAAACAAGGTACACCGTCTGGTTGCGGTAACGAGAAAACATTATACTCAGACATTCATTATTTTACAAGATAGCTTAAATTTTTGCATTGTCTAATAGCATTAAGTGTATCAGATTAAATCATTTTAATGAAACAATCTGATACACTATTTTTGTTTACAAGATATAGAATCTGTATTATAAATAATTCATAAATTAAATGGAAATTGGATTCCATTTAATTACAAATAAGGAGTCGATTAGATGTATAGTATTTATCATACAGCCCGTTGTGGTGTTGTTCGCAAAATTCAAAATTACAAGACACTTGAAAGAGCTGTAAAGTCATTTAAAGCTGCGTGTGATAATCCACAAAAGTATGCTGGCAGATATGATGATATTGTTAGCATTAGGATTATTGACAACTTTGGAGTGTCAACTAAATTTTGTTGGTTTACTAACGATCCTACATATTGGCGTAATCGTAAATAGGTTAATAGTTTGTTAAAATTATGTATATAAATAATGTAGTAGAAATGGATCTGTTACGTTAAAACAAGAGGTTCAGTTATGGAAATTGAAGAAGTTGCAAAACAAGAACTTATTAACGCTATCTTGAAAACACTTATAACACCTAACGTAAAAGAAGAGAAGCATTCTGATTATGATTTGAATTTATATAATAGTTTTATAAGTTCAGTTAAATCAGGTAATAAATCCACAGTACAGTTACCATTAGAATTCGCACTTAAAGATGATATGTTTAATCTTATCAAGAGTGGAAAAGTATTTGTTTCAAATTCAGTTAAATTTATTACAACATTTACAACTGTAAAACCGACTGATTTTGTTAATCCCTCGTATTACGCTAAGTATATCGGAAATGAATTTAATTATTCATTTCTTGATAATCATCCTGGTATAATCAATGTAGATAGATTGAAAGATATTCCAACTGACTATGAAGGTCTTATGGCTGTACCACCTACTGTGTTAGAGTATAAGCATCTTAATAAATTTAATCTGTATAGAGTAATTCACGCTCCAATTTATAATCGTAAATTAATCTATCGTAGAGTAGTAGTTTCTAACAAATTAGCTACGGTTTAATTAAATGGTTTAATAAAGGGTATTAAAAATGCAAGTAAAAAACTCAGTTAGTAGAGCAAAATTAGTTGATGAGCCTATTGTAGAAATGATACTTTCATATAAATACTTCAAATCAGGTATTAAATTTATGAAAGCAGACTTACAATCTGATTTTGATGGTACAGATATAATAGCTTACTCAAATGGATCTAAACAGCTAATAAATGTAAAGAGAAATTCTTCTAAGTACTACAATTCTTCTAATTTTACGTTACCTGTTAATAAGAATAAGTTGGATTTATATAATAATATTTTATATATATTTATTGATGAGGTTGCTAATTGTCTATATCTTGTAAATGGAAAAGATTTGCTAAAATACATTCTTAATAAGATCGATAATGTAAAACAATCAGTCAAGAAACCTAACTCACATTATATTGTAATTCCAAAGAGTGATATTCGATCAATGATAGGTGATAGTAAAGATCACATTATTACTTACAGTAGTGCTATTGCTAAACTTTTTGAAGCAGGTAGAGATGAGTCAATTTATTCTGATTTAATTTAAGAGGTTAGCATGAATATTCTTTTTAACAAAGTGCGTAAAGTAAAAAGTCCAAATAGAGCTTATCCTGATTCAAATGGAGTTAGTTTAGCAGCTGCAACTGATTTCTTTATCCCTGAATATGATTCAGAGTTTTTATCTGATCTCTTAAAAAAGAATACTAATAAGTCATATTATGATTATACAGTGTCTGCGAATTGCGATAGTATGTCTATCACAATTGCACCTCATGGACGTATAAATATCCCTTCTGGAATTAGAGTCATTATAGGTGATAATAACACATGTCTTCTTGCCGTAAATAAATCAGGGGTGGCTGCTAATAAAGGTCTTATTGTCGGTGCTTGTTTGGTAGACGCTGATTATCAAGCAGAGATTCATCTTAACGTTATCAATACAAGCGACGAGCCTGTACAAATTAAAACAGGTGATAAATTAGTTCAGTTCATGCACCTCCCAATCTTATGCACCTCATATCAAGAAGTTTGTTCAGAAGATTTTGAAAAGCTCAAGCCTGAATCAGTTCGTAAAGGTGGCGGGTTTGGAAGTTCTGGTACACAGTAAATTTTGCACTTATAAAGTATCTATTTAAATGAGTAGTTAAATGGCTACTCATTTATGTGTATTATTTACTATAAAGGTTGCAATAAATGGAAAGCCAGCAGGTAGATGAAAAACTATTGGCATTATTAAAAGAATTACCTTATCAGTCTAGATTAGGTACAAGTCTTTTAATTAGATTGGCTGATTATGCTGCTCAATTATGTGGTTGCAGATCAACTCGTCAGATTGATGATTTATTATCAGATGATGTAGAGGATTTTTTTAATAGTTTAGTTGATTCATTAAGTGATATTGTATTAGACATACAGTCTTATATAGAATCAGAACATAAATATAAAGAGTCATTATTTGATTTAGATGATTATGATTTAGAAATCTTATTAGAAGATACTTTATATTCAATTATTGAATACGATAGTTCAGAGATATTTATAGAAAATTTCTTTGAATAGTAATAATCCCATAGAGATACGATTAATTCTCTATGGGATTATTTGTATATTATTAATATAGAAATTTATAAAATCACTTCAGGAGTTAGTATGAACGACAAAGTAAAAATTCTTATTATTGAAGGTTGTGATAGATCAGGTAAAGATACTTTGATTAATGAATTAAAGAACGATTATGAGAAAGTGTTAGTACTGCATTCAGGAATCCCATCGAATAACGATACAAAAGATTTATACAGTTACTATTACGATAATCTTATTCATAATACTTTAAATGCTTATTACAATACAGACAATGATCTTGTAATTCATAATAGATCAATGTACGGCGAATACGTGTATGGTACGAAGTACCGTTCTGAAGATAAAGAGTCTGTCTTAAAAACTATATCGAATTTAGAAGCAAGTCAATTAAATACTTTTATTAGAAAAGATCAACTGTACTTTGTATTATTGAGCAGTACTGATCCATCTGTTCTTGCAAACAATGATGATGGAAATTCATATTCATCTAAAGTGAATGATATTCAAGAAGAACTTAATCTATTTAAAGAAGTATTTGATAGATCGAAGATTAAGAATAAGAAAATTGTCTATGTTAATGATGGCCCCAACTTTAGAAGTAAAAGAGATATCTATAATGATGTAAGTTCTTTTATTAATAATAAATGAGGAGATTAGTTTAGTATGAGTGAAAATAAAAATATTAAATGGGCAGCTTTACAGGTTTTAACTGGTGGGGCATATTTCGGTGCTGAATCAGCGATTGGTCACCCAGCAGAATTTATTATTTCGTATCCTGGGTTTGATACAACAAAATATAATAAAGATGGTAGACTAGTTGACGCTGGTAATGAATATAATTTAATTAAATATCTTGAAAAGCACAATAGAATGGTTCCATATTACCAGTTTAATAGAAAGCCATTCCAGACAGATATTGACGGAGAAGTAAAGCTTTTAAAAGACGGTGTTGAAGTAGAAGCTCCAGATTATTCAGATATTGATTTAGTTGTTGCAGTCCCTGTTTGCTCTGGTCTATCGAGCGCTACTAGAGGTGCTTCACAAGAGACTTTAGATGCAAGAAATTGTAATATGAAATTTTTAACATATTACACACTTGGGACTATAAAACCTAAAGTATATATTTTTGAGAATGCACCAGTACTTTCAAGTACGTGTGGTTTAAGAGTTCGATGTCAGCTTGAAGAAATAGCTTCTAAATTTGACTATACTGTTGCTTATTATAGAACAGATACTAAGCTACACGATAATTGTCAAAAACGACCTCGTACATTTGTTTATTTCTTTAAAAATGATCCTTCACATCCAGGAACTCCAGTATTAGGATTTGAAAATAAGCATATTTCAGTAGAAGAGCTTCTCAGTAGAATTCCAAAAATGGATGACGATCCAATGAATGTTACTATTGATGAATCACCTACTAATAAGTGCATGATAGATTTTGCCAAAACAGTATATGGAGAAGACTGGCGTAAAACTACAAAGTCTCCAACATTGCTGTGTGATATTATAGCTGATAATAAACTAGATGATTGGATCGAGTTTATTAAGAATAGTAATGATTATGATAATAAAATTAAAGATAGTATGATACGAGGAATTAATCATATAAAGTATAAAATATCCTTAGGTAAAGGATTCTATACAGTATCACCTACTTTAATGCGAAATGATACTATGCCTGCTGCTATGTTTAAAACAATTCCAGCGTGCTATCATTACAAAGAGCCTCGATTATATACCATGAGAGAGTGGTTAACCACAATGGGAATGCCATACGATTTTATTATGTATGGCGATGTTAAAAACTATTTTTATAAAATTGGTCAGAATGTTCCAGCTAGAACAGCTGAATTCATTATTAGTGAAGCTGTAAATGTAATAGAAAATTGGGATTCAGTCGATCGTATTGTAGATAAGAAAAATGTACTATTTGACAATATTAAACAAAAAATTACTTCATTAAGTTAGTTAAATAGTTTACTTTAGAATAAACCGTAGTTATTATAACTACGGTTATTTTATGACTTAGTCAGAGGGATCATATGAATACTTATAAGCGATTGATCGTTGATTTAGACAATACAATTTCATTTACAATAAATGGTGATTATATAAACAGCAAACCTATTAAGCCAACTATTGATTTGCTTAAAAGATATCACGATGATGGCTGGGAAATTGTAATAAATTCATCTAGAAATATGAGAACATATGATTGCAATGTTGGTAAAATAAATATATACACATTACCAAATATTGTAAATTGGTTAAATAAATATGAAGTCCCTTATGATGAAATAATAGTAGGAAAGCCGTGGTGTGGCTATGATGGGTTTTACATAGACGATAAAGCTATTAGACCATCTGAATTTCATAGCATGAATCTAGATGAAATTAATGATCTTCTTGAAAAAGAAAGATCTTATATAGAGAGTGTAGTATGATCTTAATTACATCAGCCAGTTACGTAAATTATGGGTTAGCTTCAGAGTTTGGCAATATTCCGCCATGTATGTTGCCAGTCCAAAATAGACGATTATATGAACATCAGTATAATTTAATAGAGCGCTTACAAGATAAATTAGATAGAAGAGAAAAAGTTTATCTGTCATTACCAGCAGATTATGAAATACCTTACTTTGATGAATTAAACTTTTATCGGCTTGGTATTAACATAATTAAGATTAGCAGCAAGCTGTCATTACTTTCATCTATTATTGAAGCTTTAGAGTACGCTGATGACACAGAAACTGTTCGTATATTATTCGGTGATACTTTGTTTGCTGAACTCCCTACTGACTTAGATGTGTACCTTTATGATGATAGTAACGATGATTACAAATGGGATTACTTAGATTCAAACAACGTTTACTCCGGTTACTTTGCATTTTCAAATGTTAAAGAACTTCGATCATCTTTGAATTACATACATCATAATGATAATAGTGATAATTTTACTAATGTTATTAGTAAATATAAACTTAATGGTCTTAAAGCTTTAGGTTGGTTGGATTTCGGCCTACAGAATACTTATTACCGCTCAACCTCAAAATTCACAACGCAACGTTCATTCAATTCACTATACATAAAGAGATTTTCAGTTAAAAAATGCAGTAAAGATCTCAAGAAGATGCAGGCTGAGTATAATTGGTTCACTAATATACCAACTGATATGAAGCATTATATTCCAGCAGTATTAAACACGTGTGAAAACGGTTATGAGATTGAGTACTTTTATTTAAGTTCATTGTCCAATATGTATGTGTATGGTGAGAGCTCATTTCATACATGGGTTAACATTATTAATGCTTGCTGTGAGTATCTTACGTCTGAATATTCACATTCTGGAGATGAGTCAGTAGCTCATACAAATAACAAGTTATTTACTGAAAAGACAAAAAACCGTATTGATAAGTATGCTAGTGATACAGGGTTTGATTTAAATAAACCAATTAAGATAAACAACATCACTGTACCATCTGTAAATGACATTATAAATGAACTAGATAGCTATATAGAAAAAGATTCTGTTCGTTATTCATCTATTATGCACGGAGATTTTTGCTTTAGTAATACTTTATATGATTTTAAATCGCAATCCGTTAAAGTAATTGATCCACGAGGTATATCAGCAGATGGAAAAGAAATTACGATATATGGTGATTTACGGTACGATGTTGCCAAACTTGCACATTCAATTATAGGTAAATATGAC